CTATATTGCCTTGATTTTAGTCTGCAATGGAAGAGCGATATGAAAGACATTCTAAAGCTCATATTTGAACTTTTTAAGATATTCCGTAAGACCTACAGTGAGGTTAAAAAGAAGAAAAATGAAAAGGAAATAAAAGATGTCAGGAAGGCAATCGAAGAAACTGACCTTAATGCTTTGCGTGATATTGTGCTTGGCTCTAAGTAGCTGTTACCTGCTCAAGCCACAAGTCCCGATGCCGGTGTATGATGTATTGAAGCCGTCGGAAGCCGTTAAGATAATAGCTATAAATGAGGATGAGACCGTCGTTGTGAGCGGCGAATTCATAGTTTGGGTACAGGCACTCAAGCAGGAAATCGAACGACTAAGGGAAAAGACAGGGGAAATTTGGTGATGTAAAAGGAGGGTTGATGATGGAACCAGGTCAAATAATCCAGTGGGTGATTATAGGCATCTTTATAGCAGTATTCGCTTATGACAAGGCAAGGGGAGCGTGGAAAAGGAGAAACGGCAATCCAGGGAATTTTGGAGAGCGATTTGTTAAAATTGAGACAGAGATAAAAGACATGAAAGAGGATATTAAACTGATTAAAAGGAAGCTTAATTTGATATGAAATTAGACAACGACCAGCATGAGCGATTCTGTCAGGAATATATCATTGACTTGAACGGAACCAAAGCTGCTATAAGAGCTAAATTTAGCGAAAAAACAGCTAGAAGCAAAGCGAGTCAATTATTAACAAAAGTAAACATTCAAGATAGAATCGCAGAGCTCAAAGCGCAAAGAGCGAAGCGTATGGAAATCATTCAAGACCGAGTGTTAGAAGAACTTGCCATTTTAGGATATTCTAATATCAAAGACTATATAAAAGCCTCTACTGACGGACTTATTGTCTTTAAGGATATGGATACAATTACAGAAGAACAGGCAAGGGCGATCGAAGCAATAAAAGTGAACGTCAAAGAGGGGAAGATTGAATTCAAATTACATAGCAAGACCAAGACGCTAGAGATGATTTGCAGACATCTTGGAATGTTTGTTGATAAATTTGATGTGGGAGATAATCTCAAGAAGATATTATATGAAGTGTCAGAGAAGTTTATGCCAAAAGTGGACAATGAGAAGAAATGAAAATAATCCTAATAGTGTTGGCTATGGTAGTTAATCTTAATCAACATCTAAATCCTAACCATATGCCGTTGTTTCAGGCTGCCGACCCAGAGCTTGTCGTTTACGGTGGCGCAAATGCAGGCAAGACATATTCAATATCCGATAAGCTTCTCTTTCAATCCGTCTGGCAGAATGATAGACCGCTTAAAGCACTGATAATAAGAAAGACTTTCCCTGCTCTCAGGGTCTCTGCTCTAGAGATACTTGAGAAGAGGGCGGCACTTTTCAAGATGCCATTCAAATTGAATGAATCAAAGTGGATCGCAAAGCTCTACAATATGACATTCATCTTCCAGAGCCTCAATAATAAAGAGGACTATGAGAAGCTGAAATCACAGACGGATATTGATTTCATCTGGATAAACGAAGTCCACCAGCTCAGAGAGCCTGATTATGATGAATGCTTGAGGCGGATGCGTGGTGGTAAATCCAGGTTTGAGCAGATAATAATCGACTTCAATCCTATCGGCAAGACATCCTGGGTATTCAAGCGGTTCTTTGAGCAGAACATAGGCAACGCTAAGAAGCTGAGATATACGGTGCTGGATAACCATCCAGATTACCTGGCTCTTGAGAAGACACAGCGAGAGGTTCAACGGCTCAAGGCGACGAAAGACCACAATCTTAATTACTATAATATTTACTTCCTTGGTGAATGGGGAGAGCTGGAGGGGATAATCTTCCCAGGCTGGGATATTGTTGATAAAGCACCTGAGAATCCCGATGAGATATTCTATGGTGGTGACTTCGGTTACAGCATAGACCCGGCTGCTTTAATCCGTATCTATCGTAAAGCTAATGAGTTTTGGGTAGAACAGGTCATTTACGAGCTAGGGCTTACTAATATTCAGCTCGGTAAAAAAATGGAAAAAGCCGGGATTAAGAAAACAGATGATACTTACTGGGATTGTGCAGAACCGAAGTCTATTCAGGAGCTTTGCGATATGGGATTCAATGCAAAACCATGTGAGAAAGGCCCGGATTCTGTCAAGGCTGGTATTGATTTTCTCAAAGAGCAAAAGATTCATATTATTGACGGCTCGGAAGACATTATTGATGAACAGAAAGCTTATGTTTGGAAAGAAGACAAGGACGGTAAATCTCTAAACGTCCCGATGAAAAAAGATGACCATGCAATGGATGCTATCCGATATGGAATATATACGCACTGCAAGGGTAAGACTGGAGGATTCGGCGTATCGGATGTAGGAGTAAGCGATATATGGAAATGAAAATAATTAAAGTCCCGACGCCTAGAGCTGCTCTACAGTTCTTTAGAGACGCAGGTGATGCTCGCTTTGCCAGACGTGAAGTGATCCGTCAGAAAATTAAAACACAGCATATGATCGATATAATAGCCGGTACAGAGGACGATGACACAGGTGCATATAAAGGCAACGAATACCGTACTTACAGGAAAGCAGTAAGTGCAATAAACAGAAAATATAATGGTACGGCTAAATGGGGGGTGCTGCAGACAGGCAATATAATAGACCTCCGGGCAGCGTTCATTATAGCAAGAGGGATAAAAGTGCTTGCCCGTGAAAAGGGGGTTGATGCTACAAAAGAGCTGAAATGGGCAAACACTTTCTTGGAATATAACGACCTGGATAAAGAGATGGTTCAGGAGTTTGCAAAAGAAGCGGAGATTGAAGGCAAGATACTCTTGAAGATTGACTTAGAAGATACGCCAGAGGAAGAGAAGTATAAAGAATACGGCTACCAGATGGTAGCGACCCGTTACGTAAGCTGGCTTGATAAGAAATATACGGTTATTACACCGGAAGACGACTATAAGAAATATAAAAAAGTTACATGGGAAAGCGGCTCTGCAGGCGCTGGTTCTTTAGAGGCAGATCAGTTTGTTTATAAGAAGTTTGGCGGGAGGGTAAACGACCCGAATACGGCGCAGTCAAAGACAATGAAATGTCTCTCTCAGATAGACAATTTAGATAAGGCACTCCGGGATTGGCGGGAGATCGATCGCATATTCGGCAGTCCGATACTCTATATGAAGTGTAAAGACAAGCAGGAAGCGGAAGCTGCACTATTAATGTTCAAGGACAAAAATTTTAAGATAAAAAGAGTTACAGCCGGTACCGGGGAATTAATGTTTATAGAACTCAATATGTCTGGCGTAGAGTCTCTAGAGAATGAGATCCTCACGAACGCTAAGATGATTAGCGGCACCACAGGCGTCTCAGTCCAGTATATGGGGCTTATTGAGCTATTGAAGAACCGTTCTACTGGAGATGATATGAGAGAGGGCTTGAGCTCGGCTACTACAAAAGAGCGAACCACGTGGGAAGGTGCTTATGAGGAGCTTATCACAAAGGCGATGAATCTTTTCAATAATACGGTCAAGAAGCAAAAATCAGAGAATACGAAACTCAATCCATCACTCATCAAGGTCACTATCCCGACTATAACGAAACAGCAGTGGGATAACCTTGAGAAAGTCTGGCTCCCAGCAGTGATTGCGGGAAAGATAACAGAGGAGCTTTTCTTACGACAGTTACCTGATGTCGATGTTGAAGAGGAACTTAAAAGTCAGGAAAAGAATGAAGCTACCGAGCTTGAGAGAATAAAAGCCGAGAATGAGAATTTAAAGAAAGATAAAGGTAACCCATTTATGGGAGAGGAGGAATGATAATGGCATCAAAATATGGACAAAAATCTGGTAGAGGTGGCGGCTCAGGTATGCAAGGTGGAGGCCGGAGAAATGCAAACAAGAGCCCATGCAAATCTGGTGGCCCGGGCTATGGGCAAGGTGGAGGTCGAGGTGGGGGAAAAAATAGATAGGAGGCAATAATGCCATATCCAAATGAACATGCCTGTAGAATCCGTGAGCCAAGTGATTTTGAGAAAGGTTCTTTCAGGCGGATAAAACAAGGGCGATTATCGGTTATCATTGGACGCCTTAAAGGCAAGGCTACTACAACGACACAGGCGTTTAGGTATCCAAAGACAAGTTATACGGTAGAGGCGGCAAGAACGCACTGTAAGAAGCAAGGCGGACGCTTCGAAGCCGCTGAAAAAACTCAGGAATTTTCTGATGAGTTCGGATTGGAATAAAGGAGGCAAATAGAATGATAACCACAGGCAATACTAAAGTAAAAAAGAGAATGGAAAGCAAGCCGACAAAGATGGTTACTACAAATAAGGTGCAGCCGAAAGACTTCACTCTAAAAGGCAAGCCGAAAGCTCCGAGCGGCGTGATAATTACAACCAGCAATGTAAAGGAACTCACAAGGCAGTATAAAAAAGAGGCAGCCAATGAGATTCGAGCCGCCAAAGAAAGGCAAAAAAAGCTTGATGAAGAGATAAAAGCTCATGAAGAAAAGCGGCTGATTGAGGAAAATAAATCATGATTATACGAGCAACGATCTTGGAAATGGCGTCGTCAGAGATAATGGAACATATACCAGCTAGTCTTTACGAGGCAGTCAAAGCTAAAGATCCGCACCCACTTTTCCGTGCTTACTGTGTCGGTCACGAAGGCATTTCGCAGGGCAAGGTCGTAGGCAAGGGCGATATGGTCAAGCGATGGTTTGCTTCAGCGATAAACAAAATCGTAGAGAAACTCCAGTACGGGACAAAGCTATTTCACGAGCACGGAAAATCAAATGTGCATGAAGGCAGAGGAATCATTGGTCATATCGTAGGAAAAGCGAAAAGCATAATAAATGATAGCCTTTCGGCCATAGCAATAGCGTATATAAAGCCTGAATTCAGAGACTTGAATTTAGATGTGGCATCTATCGAGGCAGACGTTGTTCTTAATGATGATCGAAACAGCGGCATTTACGATGCCAATGTTGAGAATATTACGGGGATTGCCCTAGGCAATTCATCGGTCAATCGACCTGGGTTTCCGGGAGCTACGCTCCTGAGTCAAATCCAGGCGTTTGCAGGACAGTCTCAATTTGACGAAGGAGGTAGAGACGTGGAAATTACGATTAAAGGAGTTCGAGACTTCATTAATGCGGGAAACCTTAAGCCGGGTGATTTATTCGGTTTAGGGGATTTAACTAAAGACCCGATGGTCGAGGAGCATGTTGCAGCCGAAATAAAAAAAGCTGTAACAGGTGAATACGAACACAGAAAACGTGATGAAGAGGGATTTGATAAGACAAAAGATAAGCTTATCAAAGACCATGAGAAAGCAGTCAAGGAGAAAGACGAGTTGATAACGAAGTTACAGGGCGAGAACATTCAGTCGAAAACAGCCACATGGCTTGAGGCACAGAAAGAGAAGCGGGAGCTTGATGAAGAGCAGATGAAATTCATCAACCGCAATCTTACGAAATTTAAGCCAGAGGACGTGGAGAAAGCAGAAGATGAATTCGGTAAGTTCTTAGATGACCAGATTGATGAGCTAAGTGGGATTAAAAAGGATGTTTTCGGCGTAGCTCCACCTGAGAAGAAAGAAAAAGCACCTGGCGGAGAAGTAAAAGGGAAAGAAAAGACAGGAAGCGAGGTTGTCGAAGATATGGCACTTGAAGGAGACGAAGAGAAGTAAAACGGGGTCTTATGGGAGCCGTGAAATAAGCGGAAAATACAATAAAAAATATGGAGATTAACAATGGGAGATAGAGTTAGAACAGCAGCCCCTCCCGGGGATTGGCGTTCGTTACCAGCGGTCTGTGAGAACGCCGCAGGACATACCCGCTACGATCTCGTGAAAGTACAAGATACGGTGGCTATGGTTTACTTTGAAGCGACAGTTGTGCTTGGAGCAACTTTTTATCCTATCTATCACTGCGAGAAAATTGTCGTAAACAAGCGGACCGGTGTCGGCATGGCATTTATTGCTGGCGACAAAGTCTATTGGAGCGGGATAGACGGAGATGCTGTCACCCCAGTATATCGTTCTACGTATTACTGGATTGGCATAGCAACCGAAGCAGCTGGCGTTGATGATGAGACAGTTGAGATCGATCTTAAAGGAGATAAGGCTACAGTTACGGAGCCTTGCTAAGGAGGACATGAGATGATAAGCAAAATATTCAAAAGGTGGGATTGGTCGAAGTATGATAACAACAACCCAGAACACAGGAAAAAGCTCACGGCACAGCTCCAATACTTCTTAGCTATTCCTGATATGGAAGCAAACCCAAAGTATGCGAAAGTTCAGGAGTTCCAGGAAGACAGGAAAGCTCACCAAGAGATGGTGGCAAAGGTTCAGGAGTTCACCACGGCAGCCGATTTTCCGGCATCCGTTTTGCCCGTTATCCAGAAGTATGATCAGTTGACATACTACGATAATGGCTACGAGATGATCTTTGATACCAGAGACTTTTCCTCTCTCAGGCGGAACGGCTTCAGTCTGCTCGATATAGCTAACACAGTACAGTTTAACGCTACTCCACTCGGAAGCAAAGCGAAGCTCTACCAGATGTCAAGCGAGAAAGAATATGTGTATTTTGAACGCTACTCAGGCGGTTTGAATTGGGACAGAACGTTATTTGACGATGAGGAGTATCTCACGATCGAGAGCCAAGCAAAAGCGTACAGAAATGCGGCCTATCAAGCTAGAGCAGCCATATTCTATGCATTGATCGAAGCACTTCCCGTAGCACAGAACACCGCATGGCAGGCTTCTCCTGATACTCTTGTAGCCGGTACACGTACTTATCTGGCAAGTAGAGACGCAGCGACTATGAATGCAGCCGCACAGACGATAATTCTCAATGTTCTAAACAGAGGATATGGTGTCACCCCGCAGAATACTACGTTTATGGTTCTCGTTCCGCTCCAATTACGAGGAAGAATTAAGCATGCACTCGGCGTCAATTATGATAATGTTGCGGCAAGTCCTTCACAAGTTGACTATAAATTCCAGATGATAACGACTACCATGCTGGCAGCGACAAACGTGTATTATGTCTTCTTGCCTAAAGCTAAGATGATTGCTGGTTATAGGATGGACCTCACGACGTTTACAGACTTCGACATGCTTTCTTATATGGATGCTCAGGTAGGGTGGATGAGATACGGTGGAGCCATAGGAGACACTCAACAGGGACAGCGTTGTGCAATAGTCTAAAGTAAAGATCAGGAAACTCTCCGCAGAGATGCTTGATACAAGAGGGGATAGTTAAGACCTGTCCCCTCTTTCCTGATAAGGAGATAAGATCAAAATGATGGTGATAATGCTTGCAGGCCTCAAGACAGTCACCGGATTTGGGGACGACGGTAAACTTAGGCCTGGCCCGTGGAAGGCCACCCGTTCTTATCTTCTTATTAGGGAAAAGGAGAATTGAATGAATCGATTAAAAAGTCTCAAGTGAATGAATTTTTATTTTTAGGTTATTGCTATTTATCTTGGTCAATATAGATAGGAGAATTAAATGATAGAACTAGGAAAGAGAGTAGGAAAAGCATGGGGCTATACAACTAAAATATTTGAATGTGGAAACGTAGAAGTCTTTGACCTTGAAATTGTTAAAGGTGGATACTGCTCAATTCATGACCATAAAAAAGTTAATATTTTTCATGTACTTTCTGGAAAGTTGATTGTTAAAACTTGGGTGGATGAGGAGTGCAGTAAACTTGTAGACCAGTCTATACTTAGTCAGGGTCAAACAACTGCAGTTTATGCTGGATTTTTCCATCAGTTTGAAGCCCTGGAAGAAACTCGATGTATCGAAATATACAATGTTTTTATAGAATCTGGTGATATTCGCCGTAAAAAAGGCAGTGAGGGGGGAATAAAGAAATGAGTCCTATGGTTACGACTAAAGACAAAGTTGTTATTGATATATTAGAAAACGCTCAAAGAAAAGTAAGGACAGGTAAATCGCCGGAAAAGATTGAACAGGAAACAATAAAAGCAAGCTGGAGTGCGATTAAGCGGAAAGGATTTGGTTATAACAAAGAAAGCCGCCCGACTGCGGTGCTTGATTATGACGAAGGGCGGATGCTCTATGACGTGTTGCCTGATGGTACGTGGAAAGGCCAGCGGTGCTTCATTATTGGAGGAGGCGAAAGCTTGAGAGGTTTCGATTTCTCCAAGCTGAAGAACGAAATGGTGATTGGCGTAAATCGGGCATTCGAGAAGATTGACTGCATGATAAATTATTCTATGGATTATGAGCTTTTTCTCTGGATAAAAAACGGCAAGCTCGGTCCTGCGACTAAGAAGAAATTTGAAGACTATAAAGGCCATCCTGTCTGGATTGACAATACTGGATATGACTATCCGAAAGGGATCTTTATACTTAACTCGTCAGATACTCCTGCCGTTGCTAATTCTATGAGCGAAGGTCTCTGGACGGGTACTAATGCTGGATTCGGTGCCCTTAATCTTGCTGTAGCTCTCGGCGCAAACCCGATTTATCTTCTCGGCTTTGATATGAAAGGCAAGAACGGACGGCAAGCGTGGTGGCACAGCGGGTACAAAGGTCAGCAGGGAGCGAAGGTTTATGAATCATTCATTAGCGACTTTGAAAGAATTGCCCCGATGTTAAAAGAGAAAGGAATAAAGGTTATAAACCTCAATAAAGAAAGCAATTTAAAAGCTTTCAATTTCGGTAACTTCGAGGATATAAAGCCGATAGACCGCCCTGTTATTGCCTCTTATTATACAAAAAACACGGAATATGAGACACAGATAGAAGAACTTAGGACTACCTGCCGCCGTTTTAACCTGGAACATGAGATCGTGGGCATAAAAGACCTGGGCGGCTGGCATAAGAATACTTACTGGAAATCGACGTTCGTACTCGATACACTGAATAAATTTCCCGATCGTTCGGTCGTATTTGTGGATGCCGATGCCGTGTTTCGCCAGAGTCCGATATTATTTAGCGATTTCGACTGTGACTTCGCTTACCATTATTACAACAGGAAGGAGCTGCTGGGCGGTACGCTTTATTTTGGCAATACGAAGGGAGCGCGTTTTGTGGCAAAGAAGTGGGTGGAGATAGATAAACGGGAGCTCAAGACGCACATGCCACAGAAGAACCTCCAGGCACTATTCAAAGAAATCAAAGACGAGATTACATGGAAAGAGCTGCCTCTCTCGTACTGCATGATATTCGATTGTCACCAGCGATATCGACAGAACATCAAGCCGGTGATAGAGCATTTCCAGTTGAGCCGGAAGCATAAAGACCAGCATCTCAAGAGTGCTCGCTTTCGATTGAAGGAAGGGCTTGTTAGAATACAGAAGATGTGTACAGGAAAGAAAATATGTCTCATTGGAAACGCTGATACTATGTTAGAAAAGAAACGTGGCGATATAATAGATTCTTATGATATCGTTTGCCGTATGAATAGGGGGAAAGTTACGGATAAAGAAGCTTTTATAGGTAGCAAAACAGACCTGCTTTTTCTCTCCACAGGTATGAGCCGGAAAAGTATTGAAGTAGGTTACGGAAATGGCAAGAAATATCCTATTAGACAGAGAACCGAATCAGACCTTGAACTTCCTGTTATCTGGATGACGGTCTGCCATCGTTTAGCACATCCTTGGATAATAGTAAACGCAATACAAAACCCGAAGAAAGACTGGCACGAACTCCACCGCTTGCTCGGAATAAACCCTACTACTGGCATGATGGCGTTGAAATTCTGTCTCAAATATCTCAATTTCGAAAGTCTTGACATATATGGATTTAATTTCCTCACTACCAAAAGCTGGTACAATACACAGCCGGATAAAGGAGAGAAACACAGCGGCGAGAAAGAGAGAGTGTTGTTTGCAAAGATGATAAAAGGTAGAAAGAACGTGAGGCACGTGCAATGAAA